ATGCAGTCACAATTAGTCAGCGGAATTAAAGGGAGGCTATTCGGTGAATTCCTCGTTTTAAAGGAAAAAAAGAACGGGCGCGAATGGCGCAACCTTCTAAAAGAATTCGACGAATATCACAAGACCGACGAAGCGGGCCACGTATGGAGAAATGCGAAACGGGGCCTTGCCGGGGTTGATGGCTATCAAAAGTTAGTCAATGATATGCGGAAGATCCTGAAACAAGAGGAAGAGCACCCCGCCCCGAAGGTATCCAAAACCCAGATGAAGGAGGCCAGGGCGCTGGCGATTTCGCGGAGCTTAGCGAGCCTGAAACGCCCCAGAAAGCAGAATGCAACGCGGACGCCGGTCAAATAAACATTTTGTCATTTTCTTACCCCTGTTCCAATCGCACCTTTGCAGCCCACCTTTTAGCTCGATAACAATGATGGACAATCTAATGTACTTTTTTCGTGACCCTGATCCCTGGGCAACTGCAATACTGATAATCCCCATTTCACTGATCATTTGTTCAACCTTCTTACTTCTTAAAAATGATAGCATTTCTCGCACTCTTTGATCCTGTTGATATTCTCTTTGCTATGATTTTCGGGGCATTAATTGGCATTGTTGCGCATATAATTTATGAATTCAATCACCCGCTTATTGTATCTGAGGATTACGATAGGCCGGATTATCAAGATGAAAGCGATGAAAAAACCACTGATTAAAGCGCCGGTAGTGGTCAAAGATTTAGAGCAGTTACCGTTCAGGATCGACCACATTAAATGTTCGAATTGCGGAAAAATCCAGACCGCGAAAGTTATCGAAACCTACCCCTGGGACACCTATATACACAACTGCGTAGCCTGCCAACACACTATTACGGAATCTGACTGGGATTCTGTCCAATAACTCAATTACCCTTTTTTATCATTTCTGACCTTTATTTCTAAGACGATCAATGAACCTGATCCAGATAATAGCGCTCTATAAGAGCGGAAAGCTTCCCGCGCACCCTGCGGTTTTGAGATCCTGCGAAGCAGTCCTGGAACATGCCAGCAGTATAGCATTTGCGGCGTGGCGGACAACATCAAACCCGGTAACAGCCAAGATGCTGGAAAAGGAGCAAATTCGCTATGAAACGATTTTGAAGCAGATCCGCAAAATGCAGCTGGCTAATGCCTCGAAGGCACAGAGAAGGCGGGCAGTCTCGATTATTTCACCAGCACTTCATCAATTACACCAATGAACGAGAGTACCAAAAATAGCCCACAATCAGAGTTTAGTTTTTTCAAAGGCGGGGCCAAAGTCACAAAGCCGTCCGCTAAAACTACCCTGGCCGAAGTAATTGACTGGATCCGCGACGGCAGGTATGCCGAAGCTGTGAAAGCCGTACAGAGCGCCGGAAATGACAAGGAAAAAAGCTTCCATAAAAAGCGCCTGGACTTTGTGACATTCAGCGGAATATTCCCGGTCAGGGCTGCGGCTAATCTTGAAAAACATAGCGGGCTTATTGTAATTGACTTTGATAAGCTGCAAGACGCCCAGGCATTGAAAATGCACTTGGTAGCGGATCCGTATGTGGCCGCCTGCTTTATTTCGCCCAGCGGGGCAGGAGTTAAGGCGGTGATCAGGATCGAGCAGACCGAAAAGCATAAAGAAGTTTTTGCAGACCTAGCGCATTATTTTAATAACGTATATAGGCTACCGGACAATGAAAAAGTAGATCCTTCTGGCAGTGATGTATCCCGGCCGTGCTTCCTTTCCTGGGATCCAGACGCGTTTTATAGGGGCGAATCAAAGGTTTACAAGATCCAAAATCAGATCCCGCCAAAGCCGAAAACCGAGCACCAAATTAGACAGGATGCAACGGACGTAGAAAAGCACGTGGCCGCCGTGGTTGAGCGTATCGAAGCCGACAAAATGGACATTTGCAACGAATATGGAACGGAATGGCTACTAATTGCTTTCAGTATGGCTACCCTGGGCGAAAATGGCCGTTCCTACTTCCACCGGATCAGCGCCCAGAATGCAAAGTACAGCGAGAAGGACGCGGACGAAAAATTTGATAATGCCCTACAAACTACCCGCTTTACGACGGCTGCCAAGTTTTTCAGCATTTGTAAGGACTACGGGCTGGACGTAAGCCGCCCGAAGGCTGAGAAGCAAGCGAAGGCGAAAGATTTAACAAAGCAGGAAATCGCTGTATTAGCCCAAATAAACCGTGATGTCCAGGAAGCAGAAGCGAAACTCGAAAAAAAGAAGAAGAAAAAAACGCAGGCTGATTACGAAGACGACGCAGACGAAGACAAAATCCCATTTACGGTTTGGTATACAAAGACGGGGGGGATGAAAATCAGAGGTGGGCGGTATTTCGACCATGTAGCGCAGAATTTTCAGGTTTACATTAAGTACCGTACCGAAGATGAACAGGAGAACGTAACCTGGGTATTAGAGATCAGAAAAGCGGACGGGAATTCTGAATATATCGAAGTGATCCACGATGATTTTTGCAGTGCCCGTAAATTAAAAAGTATGCTGGCGACAAGGCGGCTGGGATTCAAAATTAAAGACAATCACCTGGACGAACTACACAGTTATTTGTTCACCCAGACCGAGTTTTCGAGCGCTATAAAGGTGGTTCGATACGGGTATCACCCTGACAGTAAGGTGTATTTTTTCGCAAATAAAGCGCTGAACCTGGTCACTAATGAACTACTGACGCCGGACGAATTCGGGATCGTAGAAGCCAACAAAAAGCACCTATCAGCGCCACAGCCGCCAAAGGCCCGACAGCTGCGCCACACGCTCACAAATCAGAATGTAACTTTTGGCGACTTTTGGAAGCTCTACGCAATGGCCCATTTGCCAGAAAATGGCTTTGTTCCGGTCTGTTTCTATATATTTTCCCTGTTCAGGGATATGGGCCTGCAATACAAAAACTTTTCCCCTATCCTTTTTTTGAAAGGAGGGGCAGGTACTGGAAAATCTTCTATGGTTCGGATCCTGACCGCTGGGTTTGGCCGAAAGCAGGAGGGCGTCAATCTGAAATCAAAAAATACGGACGCGTCCCTGGTTAAGTTAATGAGCCAGAGCAGTAACCAGATAATCTGGTTCGATGAATTCCATAATGAATTGACAAATGAAGGGCTTTTGCAGGCTGCATACGACAACGACGGCTATCACAAGTCAACGACGGATTTTAACAGTATCGACACGGCGGCCGTCGAGATCCACAGCGCCCTAGCCCTGACAAGTAATTACATTCCCGAAAACCCCATTTTCTTTTCCAGGTGCGTATTTATCCCGATCACGGCCCAGCAGAAAACCGACGCCCAGCGGAAGGCTTACGACCAGCTGGAAAGCATCCAGGAAGCCGGTCTGGGCTGCATGACTGTCGAGCTTTTAAAGTATCGCGGATTGTTGGAGGCGAACGACAACTATGCATTTAGTTATAATCGCCTTTATAATTCGTTGAAAACCAGGTTTAAAGGTCAAAACATACCAGAACGGCTTTTTGCCAATATGTCCCAGATTCTGGCCGCGCCGTTCGCCCTTCACTGCCTGGGGAAAATTAACATGTTATCAATTCAGACCGAGGACGAAGCCGATATCCTGGCCGAATTCGTGGAAGTGGCCGAAAACTTCATTATGCGCCAGTTCAGGATTCAGAACGATAGTAAGGCGGTCGCTGAATTCTTCGAGATCATTCAGGGCCTATTTGAAGCAAATCAGATTCACGAAGGCTTTCACTTCCGGTTTGTTGGAAACGGAGAAATTATACAGATCCATTTCAGGAAATTGTACAATTTGTTTGCACAGAAGTATCGACAGATATTTTTCAAGTCACCGCCCGATCGGGACACAATTCAGTCAGAGCTTACTACACTTTCAGGACAAACCGAGTGGGAAGCCATTTCGAAGACCGTCCGATTTTTGACTGAAGCGGATTCGAATTCCAAATCCTTGACCATGCCACAAACAGGATCATGCGAACTGAATTATAAGCAGTTACAACAGAATTTTGGTATTGACCTTGTTAACAGGCAGGGAAATATCCATTAAGAATAGATGTGTTTTTAAAAAAAAATAAAGGATTTTTTCGCACTACAATACTACAAAGTAAGATAAGTAATTAATAATCAATGGTTTAGGTGTAGTAAAAGTGTAGTAAAAGTGTAGTAAAAGTGTAGTATTGTAGTATATGTAGTAAGTGTAGTACGGGCCGTACTACAAAATGCATGGATATACGTCGCTCATTTTCAAATAGTTATGGAAAGTATGTAGTGTAGTAAAAACACACCCTACGAGAACAGCAAAACAATTTTTTTTTCGATCATGGAAGAATCCCAGGAAAGTACAACAGAATCAATTCCAGCATTTAACGCCGATCGGTTCGATGTGCGCAAATTCAGCCGCTGGACAGACGATAAAGGACATCTGTTGATTGTGGCCGGTTTTTATCACGGAACGGATCCCAGACAGCCTTTTTCCGCCTACCCGCAACGGGTCGCCCTGGATCTGATAATCGTGGAAGAAGAACGGGCCGAATACATGGACATTCACCGCTTTATCCATTTTGTGATCCAGGGGAAATTAAAGCCGTGGCAAAAGCCAATGCCGGAAGAAATAGTGGAAGAAACAGCGCAGGCAGCTGCATAAGACAATTACAATTTTTCAATCAAACCAATTTTTTAAAATGAAGCAGATCCAGATTATCGGGAACATTGGCAAGGACGCAACGCTGCACAGCACGAACGGCCGCGAGTTTGTAAGGTGTTCGGTCGCAGCGTCGGAAAAGTGGAAAGTAGGGGAAGAAACGAAGGAAAAAACAGACTGGTTTTCGGTTTTTGTGAATCAAAAAAGTTTGCTTTCATACCTCAAAAAAGGAACGTCCGTATTTGTTCAGGGCGAATTAAGTGTGACCGTCCGCCGGGATGATAGTTCCGGCCATTATGTCGCGGATCTAAAAATCAACGCTGATAAAGTAAAACTGCTATCAGCTGCAAATAATGGACAGCAGGCAGGAAGCGCCGCTATGCCAGCAGCACCGGCCGCGCCAGGATCGCCAGGTGATGAAGGCGATGACCTACCATTCTAAACAAGTCAATGGAAAACACTGAACAAATCGCCGCTGGCCAGGTCTGGCAGCAACGCAACAAAGAAACCGTCACCATCGACGAAGTACTGGAAGAAAACGGCAGTACGCCGGTCAGGGTAGGGGAAAGGTACTGGCAGCTGAATGGCCGCTACTGGGACGACAAAACCGAACATTCGAGGGATCTAGTCAAACGAATCAGCTAATGAACAACGCTACCATAACAAAGCAAATTAATGCGCAAAGGATCCAGGATCTGACAGCATTCATGCAGCGGGTTAAAGGCCGTTTAGACCTTCAAATGGCTGTGGAAGATTGGAATTTTGAAGACAACATTTTGAAGGGGAGTAATAAGACTTTTAATCTAAATCAACTAATCATGGAAAATTCGGTAACGATCGAAACACTCGCCGCCCAGGTGCGGGCCGTTCGGGATCTTCAAAACAAATATTTCAGGATCCCGAAAGAGAATAAGGAAGAGAAGCAGACGGTTTTAAGAGCTTCAAAGGCTGCGGAATCTAGCCTGGACAAAATGGTGGCCGTCGTTCTGGATAAGGATCTGGACGCAGGAAGGTAGCCCACAGTATCCACTTAAATCTATTCCGTGGAACAGGTCAGTAGCCTGTTCCACGATCACCGCTCAGCTGGGCATATCTAATCAATATCATGGAAAAAACAGATAAGTTACCCGAAATAGAAAAGCTGGATTTTAATGAAATTTTTGAAGAAGTTTTTAAGAAAGTCGGAGGGCCTGAAATGGAAGGAGAAAACGAGGTAAAGCAAGTGTTCAAGGAAATATTCTTCTTCGGATGCGAATACACACTATCCCTTCTAAATTATTATTCAGGCCATGCACCAAGTGAAATATTAGAGCAGGTTGAACACTTACGTGCCCAAATCCGGGCATTTAACGCGTCTTACAACTAATGTCATCAATCGTACACAAACTAGCGGACGAAATCGCCCTGCATGGATCGTATGAAGCATACATAGCATGGCAGGATTCACAGTCAAGAGTTGGGCAGGTTCCAGGAATGCATAATCCGCCACCCCCGCCCACTGGAAGGTTGATAAGGGAAGGTCAAGAAGGAGCCCGGCCAGCGAACTGGAACCCCTCCCCCGAACTCCCACCCCGGGAAGAATACAAGCTGACCAGTGTCCACTATCTCAAAACTTTGCCGGGGCCATTCCAATGGGTACAAAGTGGTCTAAAAACAGCAGAAATGCGGTTTAACGATCGAAATTTTAGGATTGGCGATCGGCTAGTACTGCAAGAATGGGAGCCAAACAATGAACAATACACAGGTCGGAAAGTGGTAAGGCAAGTTACTTCTATACTAGAAGGTGGAAGCTGGGGAATCGAACCTGGCTATGTGATGCTATCAATGTCAACTTTACCTAGTAATTCTCAAAAAAGGCTACTAATGATAAAAGCGATTTCTTACACGGCTTCGATCCTGATCCCCTTCATTTTTCTGAATTTAGTAATTAAAGGGGTCGAAACTCACATTTACGATTATGTTCCGAATCGGGGACTATCAGTTATACAAATGGCGTGTACAATGCTACTGAGTATCATAATTGCTGAGATTGGCCTTAAAGCGGCCAAAGAAAACGAAAATTCCACACCTTAAAAGATCTGAAACCAACTGGCCATGCATGACAAAGCTATGCATGGTCAGTAAATAGCTATTTTACATCATTAATCCACTTTGAACATTGCGAAGAATATCTTCAAACGTAAAAAAGCGACCTTCTTTTTTAATTGCGTCATTCTTGAATGCGTACGTCTCGCCAGGAGTGAAATACTGTTTAGTGGACACCATAAAATAAATACTTAAGTCAAATAGATTAACGTGACACATCAATCCGGCCTTTGTTTGCAACACTACGAGGTAATGAGTATCATTATTGAAGTCAAAATATTGACCAACGCCCTTCATGTATACATCATTGAACTTCTCACCTAGTAAAAAGGAATCTGGATATTCTGAATCACGTTCATAGTTCAATAGCCTGTCCGATATTTCATGTGCTCGTTCGTCGGCAAAATACCCGGGTATCAGTAGTGTTGTAAATTCATAGGCAATTTTCAGCTGCGCCAAGTATAGTCGAAAGATCTGCGTTTCAAAAGTTTTAACCACCTCTGGAGCTTTTTCGATAACGCTTTTAATTTCTTGACTAGATATGTCAGCCCTTTTAAGATTATTTTGTTTCAAAAATCGGTCAAGCATTTTGTCTAGTGCAGGCAAATCAGAAGCAGGGCCAGTCATTTTAAGCGACAGCGTGTCAGAACTAGTCACCTCTAACTTTGGGGGTTTAGAGATAACAATCTGACCATCTTTCCCCCTTTTTATGATAACTGATTGTCCTGTATCCTTCACTTTTGCCGGGCCTGCAAGTGGATCAGGTAAGTTTCCTTTTCTGCCTTTGATGCCTAAATCGCGGCGTTTCATTTCGATGTAAAAGTTGTTTGTGAGGTGACAATCAACTTGGGTGCCTAAAAAGCTGTTGCATTCAGCACAAACCCTGTTTGTTGTCAATACTCCACCGATGGCAAAAGGGATAATATGCTCAATATTGAACTTCTGCTTTTCTTTCCTACAAATAATACAAATTGGCATCTTAGCTGTGGGTAAGAGGTTGAATCAGATCTTAGTCAGAGTTATCTTCGGAAATAATCGTTAGGATCGACCTCCTTATGGCCCACCATGTATTTGACGTTCTTTACCCGTAGGTGGGCACGCGGGGGAGCTTGCTGTGGAGTCACAAAATTGCCCATCATGTCAATAGGCTGTAAATCTACAAACATTGTGTAGTATCCATTTTCCCAAGTTATATCAATAGCATACTTAGCTGAGTTGGTAAATGGCTCGTAATTTGCGGTAAATATTTTTGTGGTCTTGTTTGCAGGTAGTGTAATTGGGCCGTAAGTTATGTAATCGTCAACTTTGGGCAAAGCACTATTGTATTCTGCATAATCTCTCCCTCTTTGTCCTATAAATTTGAATCCCAGACTGCCAGATATTCGCACTGTTAATTCTCGGAGAGGAACGTTGCCAGGGTTAGTTAAAGTTATATCTACGGGTTTATACCTTGGTGCGTTAGGTAGGTCACTCATGCCGGGGTAAGGGGCAGTCCCGACATTCATTATCTCGATAATGGGCTTATTAGCGCCACCAGTAACATGTTCATTCAGCAGTAATTGAAGTTTAATTGCATCGCTCTGCATATCGGCTAATTTTCTTGTTTCCTTGCCTGATTCCTCTTGCAATTTCTGGATAGAATCCGCTTTTATGCGTATTTCGGTGTTAGCAGCTTTTATTTCATCGTTTGCTTTTTCGAGCTTATTATGGGTTGCTGTTAATTGTCTGTCTTTTTCATCAGCTTCTTTTTGATCCTTAACGTCTTTATAGCATTGAGTGACGGCAATAAGGATCGCTAAAATTACGATTATTAAACTACTAGTGTTTTTCATTAGGGTTTCGGTAATTTCTGACAGAGAGATATCCAAGAAGAAGCAAAGTAAATGGTTGGTTTTCATAAACGTTAGCTCAAATAGTCGAAAATTTCTTTGCCAGCATTCATGCCACCATCGGTTATTGCCTTGAATATTCCTTTCTTAAATTCTGCAAGCAGTTGTTTCATTAAACTGATGCTGACTGTCTTAGACTTTGCCCATATTTTTGCAAGTTTATTGATAGCTTCATTTTTTGTCATGTTCTGAACGTTCTCCTGTAATTCAGAACAAAGCTCTCTAATTAAGTAGAGCTTTGCCTGATCTTTTGGATGGCCCTCGTAGTTATCAATATGAGCTTTAGCATCATTTAGATAGTCGTACAATAAAATCATCTTATGATTGTCGAACGCCGCATAATCAGCGTCTAAATCATTGGATTTGATACTTTCATAAAATTCCTTTTGGAATTGTCTTTCGAACGGATGGTCATACGGTGAAGGTGTATTTTGAAATTCTCTAAGAATTTTAAGCCAGTGTTTTAGGTGCACTACAAGTTCATCTTCTGTAAACCTGTCACCCGTCGTAAATACCTGGCTGGGGCTATTAGGCTTGTATTTAGTTTCGTAACGACCATTACCATCGCCAAAGCCAAATTCAAAAAAGAAATCAGACTCAGGATCTGAATCGTTTAGAATTAACGCTTTGTTTTCAGCCGTAGAAACAATGAATAGATCTCTATTTCCGGCAAAAACTTCATCAATTCTTTTCCACACTGTGTAGCCGACCTTCTTTTTCATTAAATTTGATCTGTTTGATATATCCACTTTTTTTAATGCCTGTCACGTCGCCAAACTGAGACAGGCATTTTTCTTTGCTAAAATAGACATTTTTTGTGTCCTTACATCGCACCCGTCACATAGCCAGCTTGCATTCAAAAAAGCAAACAAGCTATGCAGCTGATCGTAAAAGAAGACAAACTACAACGTTACCGGGATCACATCCAGACCGGTAAAGAGCTGGGCGAAGCTGATAAAAAGTACTTCGACCGCTATTTCTTCGCATTCACCTTGCTACTGGACGGACTAAGCGAACGTAAGGTGGTGGAAACCCTCATGTTCAGCCCGCCACCTGTGGGCGGTATCAGCCAATCGATGGCCTATAACGTCGTAAACGGCTGCCAGCAGATCTTTGGCGCCCTGGATTTCGGCAATGCAAAGAAGCTGGCCCAGCGCCAGGTCTACGCCGTCCGTTTGGAGGAAATGGCCCACACCCTGGAAGAAATGGGGAATGCTGTTATAGGCGACTATAAAACGGTCACCTTCGACGCTGACGGCGATCCGGTGTATAAAATTGACCCGGACGTACAGGAGAAAATCGCCAAAATACTGGGGCAAGCCGCCAAAATCCGAATGAGTGCTGCCAAGATCCGGGGCCTCATGGAAAAGGACAAGGTCGAAAACCCCAACAAATACAAGGTGGCCCCGAATATCATTTTTACCGACGATATAGCGGCGCTGGATATGTACAGAGAAATCGAAGAAACCCCCTACGAAGATGTTACCGGAACAGGAAGCCAGGCTGAATAAAGCCAAAATGCGGCAGCTGGCCGATAGGGCGAACATCGTATTTCTGTCGGCGAAGCAAAAAATATTTATGGCCAGCAAAGCCAAACGCAAAACGCTATTGGCCGGGCGTGCGTTTGGTAAAACCTATACTTTGCTGGTTTGCGTCGGCTACATTGCAAAGATGCTGCCCAGGGCGAAATTCTTCCTGGCCGGGCGTACTTTCAAACAACTATTGGACATTGTACTGACCGACAGCGCCGATGCCTGGGCGGGTATGGGCTGGTATGAATACCACGAAAAGGTAAATCCGTTCGGGAATTACGTCCTGTTCAAAGAGCCGCCTCCAGACTGGCCCAAGCCCTACAAATCCCCGAAAAGCTACAACCATTGTATCACATTTGACAGCGGTTTTTGCCTGCAATTACTTTCGTTCGAAAAGCCAGACGTAAACAGGGGCCATAATTTTGACGGGGGGCTAATTGACGAAAGCGCCATTTTTAAAAGTGAGTGGGTTTCCAAAATCCTAATGGCCACGTTATACCGGGCCAATAGCTGGCGGTTTAAAGACAACCATTTGCATAATGCCTTTTACGATTTCACGTCTAACCCCTGGATGCAGTCGGGCCAGTGGGTTTTCAAGACGGAAGAACTAATGAAGGAAAACCCCGAAAAGTACCTTTTTTTAGAGGGGACGGCAAAGGACAATCCAACACTAAGCCCGGAATATATTTCCAATATGGAGGAAAACACAGAACCCCTGGTTTTCCGAGTGGAAGTATTAAACGAGCGCTTACGAAAGCTGCCGAATAGTTATTACCCTTCGTTTGATGATGAAAAGCACACCACGGCAAACGTTTTTACCTACGAAAGATCAGGTGATGGAAACGGCCCAGCTGATTTGTGGCTGCCTACGTTTTCGGACTATCAACCTAACAAGGCCCTGGAAGTAAGCCTGGACTTTAATAATTATATCTGTTGCGGTATTGTGGCCCAGGAGGTGCCCGGCAAATTAAAGGTGATCAATAACGTATATGTCAAGCAGGCAAAGGAGGAAAAGACCCTTGCCGAAACGCTGGCAATCGCCCTGAACGACGCGTATGCAGACCATGTAAAAAAGGATATGATCGTGTATGGTGACGCGTCGGCCAGCTCTAAAAGCGCAGGATCCAAAGAGCCAATGTTTAAACAGGTGGCCGCCGAGCTGCGCCGCCTGGGCTGGAAAGTGTACATGCGGGTATTGAAGGCTAACCCGGAACACCGCGCCCGGTTCGCCCTGATCGACCGGATCCTGGCCGAAGGATCCGCAAGCCTGCCGCGCGTCCGTATCAACCAGAACACCTGCAAGGCATTGATCATATCCATGCAGAATGCACCGATTGGCCCTGAGTACAAGAAAGACAAGTCGAGCGAAGGAACAAGCTTGCAGCAAGAGTATGCGACACACCTAAGTGATTGCTTCGATTACCTGATCTACTACAAGTATTCTGCCGAATCGAGCAGACCAAAGTCCAAAGGCAGCAGCATGCGGTTCGTGGGTGGCAGCTAGGCACCCCGCACCCCATCACCGGACAGCCGCACCGACCGAAGGGCTTTAAGATATTCGAAAAATCGGGTTCGCGGTAATTACCGGAAATGGAAAGGGTGCCGCCTTAGCTGGGGGAGTTTTGGAAAATGAAATGCCGATCTCGACCTAGAAATGTGGTAAGTTACTGATTACCTGATATTTGCCAAAAATAGAAATTGGAAGCCTTTTCGGCGGTTTTTTCTGTCTTTTCGAGCGCTCACACGAGGCCATAGTTTTGGATCATGGAAGCAATCAGCATAGATACTTTTTGGAAGATACTACACGATCCTGCCAGCCGGGGTTTTGACTTGAAATACCGAAAGGCGGGTGACGGATCTTTTGGTATGAAACAGAACCTGGGGAAATCCGGTAAGCGGTTCGCTGGCGAAAGTACGAAAGGCAAGCTGCGCTACGATCTGATTGAAAAAGGGTCTGTGCTATTGGAAGACATCGACGGGCTGGGGCGTCCGTTCACGCTTAGAAACCGCCTGATTATTGCTATTAGGTTGCCCCGTACAAATCAATGGTTACGCATCATTCATAAAAATTACTGATATGGTAAGACAAATCGAAAGGAACCTGTACCACTTGGCCAAATCAGAGCACACGGTTAGGATCACAAACCCGGTTCTGGACGTGGCCACGGCCGACAGCGCGGAAGCTGCCGCACAAAAAAAGGCAGGTTTCGAGTGGGTCAAGTGGGGCAAAAACGATAACCAACTTCTGGAAATGCTTCGTTTGTGCTGGGATTCTCCAAGCAAACCGCAGCTGATGGACAAGGCGAAAGAATTCATGCTGGGGGCAGGCGTCAAGTTGATGAAAACCACAATCAACGAGAAAGGAAAAGAAGAACGTTTGCTGGTCAAAAATCCCGATTTGAAAACCTGGTTTCGCAGAAAACAGGTCTATTCGAAATACCTGGAACTGGCCGCGTTGAGCCTGCATTTTGCCGAAATGGCATTTGTTCGGTTTTCAATTCAGGACGACGGCCAGGTGCTTTTAGAAACAATCCAGCCTAACAAAGTACGCTTTGAAAAGCCAGCCAACGGCCAGCCAATCAGTCGGGTTTTAATTAATCCATTCTTTGGCACCAATTCCCAAATTAAGGCCGAACATACGGTAGCCGTTCCGATCTTCGATCCGGAGCAGCCGGACAAATGGCTGGAAAGCGTGATCGTGCTGAAAAAAGCCCAGATCGGAGCTGATTTTTATAACCAGGGCCTTTGGTGGGGGACTAAGGTCTGGACGCAAGTAGATAATATGGCACCTCAATATCACAAATCCGGTTTGGAAAATGGCTATAATGTTAAGCTGTTGATCGAAATCGACGAAAGTTACTTTGTGTTAGATACTGACGATTTGGAAGATCCCGAAACCCAGGAGAAAATTGAGGGCCGCAAAGATGATTTCATGGCCAGAATGGACGACTACCTATCTGGCGTCAACAACGCAGACAAAGCGCTGGTTTTAATCGGTAATATCATGGGCACCGGTGGCGCTGGCGACCGGAAGCTGATCAGAATCACGCCGATTGAAAACAAAATGACTGACGACGCGTATATGAACCTGATCAAGCAGGCAGGCGTAAAACAGGCGCAAGGTCACGGCATTTTACCAGGGCTAGCCGGTATCGCGGAAGGCGATAAATTAGGCGGTAGCGGGTCTGAATTAATGCATTCTGTCATGTACCACATCCGGTTTATGACACCTTCTTACCGCCGTTTGTTGAAAGGCCCGCTGGATTTGGCCCTGGAAGTGATGGGCTTTGACCTGGAAGAATACGAATATCATTTCACTGATATTGAAATGACTACCTTAGACGAAAACCCGACTGGCCAGCAGGCCGCAACCTCAAACACGCAATGAAAAACGACTCATTTTTGCAGGCTATATTTTTTACTCTCTATGCCTTGTTTTTTTTGATCCTGGAAGGGATCTACCAGGCATTACGCTTTCTTCTTAAATGGCTTTTAGTGGCCATTGTGCTGACGATCAAAGCAGGCGTTTTTACTGTATTGCTGCCTTATTCACTCTACAAGTGCGGGAAGCGCGCAGTAGGCCACCGGTCGTTTGCTGCCGCTGGCCAGCTAATGAAATGGATCTGGATTGACTACTGGAAAACGACAAAACTATGAGCAAGTTCGCATTGTTACAGTCCGATGTCGTGAGCATGGAAGCTTACTTTTCGGCCCTGGTCGCAGAAGATCCAGAGCTGAAAACATTGGTTTTGGAAACCTCTAACAGCCCGTTTGAAATGGAAAGGTTCAATGAGGTTGCTAAAACTGACGAATTCAGCTTTCCAGCCCTGGCGCTGCTTATGCCGGTAATTACCGGTGATGATAACGAAATGGGGAATTTCGAAGCAAAGCAGGATGTCGGTTTTTGCATCCTTTACCCTACTGATAAGTCGCACGACGGCCGCCTGGCTGGTTTTAAGCTGGGCCAAATGGCCGCCTGGCGGATCCTTCGCTGTTTGCGGCGCGATTCTAAAAACCGGACTTTCAGGCTAGAAAAGCTTTACTACAAAATGGCGCCGTGGGAATATGGAACTGATGGCGCGGTAGGTTATTACGTGGTCATAACGATGATTACCAGTACAAACGAGCTGGTAGGAGTATGAGCGAGATAGTAACCTGGACGCCAGATATTGACTATGATACCATTTGGCTGGTCGTTAACCAGATCACCAACCAGATCAGCGGGCGCGGTATCGAAGAGCTGAAAGAAAAACTGGCCGAAGAAGGGCTGGAAATGACCGGCAATTTGAAAAGCTCAATATTCCGGGAAGTCCGCCAGAATAACACGGGCTGGATTACCGAAATGGCTATGCAGTTCGAAATGTACGGCCGCTTCCAGGATCTTCGACAAATGACCTACGATAAGCAAATGCCGGTCAAAGATGAAGAAAACGAGCTTTTGCCCTGGGTTCGGCGTGTAATGGAAGGACAGGCAGGTAAAAAGCCATTCACGTTTATTTCCGGCCGGAAGAACGGCACTTTCCCAGTGGATAAAGAAGTGGCCGCCCACCAGCTAGCCTGGGCCATTGCCCGTTCACGGCTTTACCAGCCGGTGGTCACGCGTCGGGGCCGTGGCTGGTATATCCGCAACTACATGAAGGAAATTTACGGAGAAATTGAGGTGAATATCCAGGCCGCCGCAGCCCAAGCGGTAATGAATACAATGAAAAAAGCGCTGAAAGACCGTCAATAGGTCTACAATATTTCGGCCGTCCGGTTGATATCAGCTGATCAAACAAAATTTAATTCTGAAACCGTATGATAGATTTTAAAAAACTGGGTTTGACCTGGTCGGACGCCTACCTGGTTAGAAACGAGTTGCCGCACATTATCCCAGCAATGGATCCCGAACTATATCCGGATCGTTCGGAAATGCGCTACTACCTGGATTTGAAATTGCCAGAATTCCCACTTTCGCCCGTCTTTGAAACAATGCTGACTCTGGAAGGACGTGAGAAGCCGCCGACCCTTTCAGCTGGCGCACAGATCTACGAAGGTTGCGAATTTCGCCTGGAAGAAATCCTGGCTGGGCAGCTTTCTATTACCCTGCCTGACCGTGGCGCGAATGAAATGACGGCCATAGCTTCGCTGACTACGCCCTACGTGATCCGGGAAAGAATAGAGCCTGGTTTATGGGACAAATCCCTGACCGTCCGTACAGCTATCAGGGCGGGTATTGCTGCCAGGGACTTTGCCGGTTATCAGCATAACTTCTTTTCGCGGTACCAATCCGAAAAGCGGCAGTTTCTAACCTGGCAGCCAAACGAAAAGATGGTTAGTCCCAAACAACCAGAGTATTTATACTTCTTGCTTAATATGGCGCCGTTTCCTGGCCAGATCCGGTTAAGGATCCGCATCACCCAGGCGAACGGGGTCAGGGAAACCATCACGCATTCTACCATTGAAGGGCTGCGGCCATTCCAGGTCATTTGCTGTCCTGTGTCTGTCCAGGCTCTGGGGATGGGCGATGATGTCACACGTTACGAAATCTGGCTTTCTGATCAAGAAAACCGGCGATTTACGGAGGTAAGGGCTTTTAATGTTGATCGCAGGCACCACCCATTCGAGCGCTTTGTCCTTTTTTCCAATTCCCTGGGCGGGTTTGATACATTGCGCGTGCTGGGGAAAGCGACCCAGGAAACCGACGTGACCAAAGCGACGACGCGTAAGGAGCGGCCGACTGGTAAGGGCCTGGACTTTTCAGAGCTGGAAATAATAGGCGTAACTGAAAATTCAGGGATCCAGTTTTCGACAGGCTTTTTTGAGAAGGACGCGGCTACTTACGCTGATTACCTGCGCGAACTGATGGTTTCGGAAGTAGTGCTGATGGAAAGCGAGTACGGCTTTGAGGCAATGAACCTGATCACTGACAACCTCAAATACAGCGAAGACCGCCCGGGGTTGATCGAACGCACTTTCCAGCTAAAAAGGACGTATTCAGACAAAAATTATAGCCGCATGCCAGCGGCTGCGCCAATCGCGGCACGTGCCAGTAAATGGGTGGGTTTTTCATCTAGGGCCGTACTGGACGTAAAAGGCAAAAGGACGGGGAATTTAACCTGGGAGCGATTGCAAAAGGTTTACTCTGATGATGGTAGCAAGGTGATCCCCTACGCTGTTAAAGCTAATATTCCCGGCGACCCCGACTATATTAAGCCCTGGCGGGATGAGTCAATCAGTCCCGGATCTACTCCATACCCTAGTAAGGCAATTGCCAGAGTGATAGACTTTAAAAGACAAGGGTGTGGGAAGGGCTTTTTGGGTACCGCGCCTACCGTGGCGATCGAGGCCGGTAAGTATGGCGGCGAAATGCCCGGCGATGCGGATACGCTGGCAGAAGCCGAGTTTTCCACCTATAACACCCAGCAGTACGCTAATTCTAAGGGCTTGTGCGAAGTCAATAACATTCCCGTTTACGTGGCTATCCTGCATAAGATCGCGATGAACGATTTAAAGGTGATTGCAAATGGTAAGTATGGGCCGGTCGTTGACTTACGTATAGACGGCAGCGTTTTGGTAACGAATACCACAGGGCAGACCACGCCCACGGTACGGCAGTCAGATACAACAATCCAAACTGGCGTCAAAAACTTGGTTTTGGAAGTTGAATACAAAGCTCCACCCTTCCAGGCTTGCAAACTAAAAGCAGTCGGTAAAAACAAAGAGTTGACCGTTACCGGCCCTGGCTTTTACATTCTGGATAATGTACAAATTAATAGCTCTGACCAGCCGCTGGTCATTGAAGTAATCCCAGTCTAATACTATGTATACCGACATTCGAATAGACGGCGAAAGCCTGGATTTGGGCGAAGCGCCCAAATTGCCAGTTAACCTGGTCAACCCTCATTTAACCTATGAGCAAATCCCCAATAGCGTGGCCAATATCCCGAATATTCCTTTTTCCGTACGGAACCAGCGGATCTTTGAATATGCCGAAATGCCGCAAGCTGGGAACGATTTATATTCTTACCTGTGCGAAGTAATCAATAACGGCGCTATTGTCTACAAGGGTAATGCTTACGTGAAGGAATCGGATCCGCAAACCGGCTATGCGCTGGATGCTACCGATGATCTAGGAAGATTTTTCGGCCTGTTTTCCGATCTGCCGCTGACTGAATTAGACTTGGGTACTGTCGAGCTGCCGCCGGTGCTGACAGCCGATCTTATGATGGCAGGCAAGAAGGCGGTTTGCTTTCCTTCCATCCTAAACCCTGACTACTACGGGACCAACGGCCCGGCCCTCGATCCGCCTTTCACGGGGATCGTTAATGAGTATACCGGCACCGCCTACGCGGCAGCTGGCCCCAAAGTCCCTATGCTATTCGTGAGCTTTCTACTTGACCGGATCGCGCAGCTGACCGGCGTAACGCTGTCGGGTTCTTTTCTTACCCATCCTGTATGGCAAACGCTGATCCTGACGAACTGGCGGGCACTGGACGGCGACCAGGTAGTGACCGTAAACCGGCACGTTCCCGCCTGGACTATCGGCCAGTTTATTATCGAGCTGCGCAAAATACCAAACCTGCGTTACAAATTCGACACGCCAAATAAGCGGCTGCAACTTGACTTTTGGGAACCGCAAATGGATCTTACGCCGGTCAAAGACTGGACAGCAAAGGCGACGCCGGGCCATAAGAAAATCCCGGAGTTTAACCGGCGCTTGCAGCTTGCTTTTGAGCTTGACGGCGGCGACAGTTTGATGAAGGATAAGCCCGAAATCATGGGCGACTATTTTACGCCCGCAACCGGCAACCTGGGCGGGGATGCGATCGGGCTGGTAAAGGTGCCGATCCGGCTTTCTACTTTCCTGGTCGATGAAACTACGGGCCTGCCGGTGGCCAAACAGACCGGAGTCACAAAGGAGTTTAACCAGCTGGCAGTCACCACAGCGCCGCGCCTTCTTTTCTGGCACGGGATCACAGAAAACCAGCCGCTGGCCAGCCCGGAGTTGGCAGGGATCCGGCTTTATCTAACAGGCCCTGGCGGGATTGCTGCCACCAGCTGGAAAAGAACCGAGCGTCTACGTCGTGAAATGTTCTACCTCAGAAAAAGCTTTACACTTTCTGAAATAGACCTGGCCACCCTGGATTTTTCCCAGCCGATCCACTACAAAGGCTTAAACTACCTGGTCGCCCACGTGGCCGGTGATCTGCCGATCGAAAAGGAATTTGCTTGCCTGTTGGTCAAAATATAGAAGTGTCTTTGTGGGTTACTTTTGTAATCAAACTAGTTGAAAACAGGAAATTCCCCCGATAGCAAGTCTTTTGAGGATACACTAAGAAGTTTATAATGACCGGTTTGTTCGTTTAGTTCTTCATTCATCCCTAATATTTCCGAGAACTCTTGCTTCGGTAAATTAGAATTTCGAGAAATTACCATAAACATAAATTGTCGGATCAGATCGACAGATCGAAGAGTACGCATTAATTGTTGTCTAACAGAGTGACGTGAGAGAATAGGAATGAAACTAAAATGATCGTACTTAGAATAAAACAGATAAAGTTCCTCAAAATCCTTTTTTAGCTGCGGGGCAAGATTCGCCAACATTTTCTTTGTGTCGTCGGACGTAAATTTTATCTTATTAGGATTGTAGAAATCATGGAGCCGTCTAAAGCCTTGCAATGCATTTTGATCAATATGCTTTGGTAAATTATTTGGAAGAAATGATTCAGAAACCATGAAGTTAAGAAACTCTGGCTTGTGATTCCAGCAAGCAATTAATTTGACATCTAGCAAACAAGCGCGAAGCAGAATCCCAATTGACAACTCGAAAGCTTCAAATTTTTCCAAACCTTCGTTCATCAACTCTCTTACAGCAAGGCAATTAAAGGCGAACCTAGTTATAAACAGTTGAACGCACTGTCTCTCTAATGCGAAGTCGTCGCATGGTCGCGAAAGATTCGGTTTCGGGAACTTGATAGAGAATTTTTCTTGATATAATTTATTTGCCTTTAATATCATTGCCAGCTGGATTCTAATTAATTTGTATGATCGATCGCAGACCTCATTCTCAAATCTATTCACAATGTCACTCCAAAGTTGCGAATTGGAGATCAAACTTTTAAAGCCTTCGAATGAGTAAGGAATTTCGTCATCGATAGGTAATCCATGAGAAATGAGGGAAATCTTGATCGTGGTTTTATCGGCATTGAATAAAGCCTTGTAATCTAAATCCGACTGAGATTTAAGCTTCCTCACAACTTCTTTCAAGTGATCCATATTCTGAATATGTTGGTATACTGTTGTAAACAAAAGTAAGAATAACGGTTCAGAATTATGCTAGATGTGTAAATCAGGCAAATGTGGGGGAAGTGACTGAGATGCATTTTCTTTCTCCAAATTTTGCTAACTATCTAACATCATTGAAGCGCCTACATGGCGCTTTTTTGTGTCCTTTTACCCACTCCTCGCCCTGGTTTCCTTGCATTCGGATTAATCCCACTATCTGAATGTAAACCCAATGTTACAGCAAAACGAAGTCGTAAGTATCACCCTCAAAATTGATGGTGACGAGTCGCGCAATAGGCTTGCCGCGCTCGAAAAAGAAGCGAAAGACGTCGCAAATGCTATGAAGGAGATCCCGAAAGGATCCGCAGAATGGCAGACACTGAACGCGCAGCTTCACAAAAACCAACAAGAGCAGGCGCAGCTACGCAAGGAAATCGGCCTGACTGCCCTTACCTATGATCAGCTGAAAACCGAGGTAAGGAACCTGTTAAAAGAACAGTCAAAACTCACACCTGGCACTGCCGATTTTATCGCCAAATCTAAGCAGCTGAAAGAAGTGCAAGACCGGTTAAATACAGTCGGTAAAGAAATGCGCGGCCTTTCTGACGGCTTAGATGACCCCAATAAAAAAGGGCTTTGGGGTAAGATGGTCAGCGGGGTTAACACCGTTAAGGGAGCATTTAACGCTTTTCTGGCGCTGGCTGTTGTGCAGTACATTTTTGAGCTGGGCCAGAAGATCTTTGACACTACCGCCAAATTCGAGAAGTACGACAAGGTGCTCACCACGGCACTGGGTAGCCAGAAAGAGGCTAGGAGCGCTATGGAAGCGCTTAAAAAAATCGGAACGGAAACCACTTTCAGCGTCGATGAACTAACCGACGGTTATGTAAAAATGGTCAACCGGGGTTTACGGCCTACGCAAAAGGAAATGATTGCAATGGCGGATCTTGCTGCCAGCCAGGGCAAAACCTTCGATATGCTTGTGGAAGCTGCCATGGACGCTGCCACCGGCGAAAACGAGCGTTTAAAGGAATTCGGGATCAGTGCAAAGAAATCAGGCGACCAGGTTACATTCTCATTCAAGGGAATGCAAAAGACGGTAGCCAACACCCCGGAAGCGATTAACGGGGCAATCCTGGCCTTTGGTGAAATGGAAGGCGTAGCCGGATCCAATGCTAAAATGATGGACACTTTGGGCGGAAAATCGTCCAACCTGGGCGACAATATGGACGCCCTTATGGTGACGGTCGGCGACGGGTTGCGTCCTGTATTCATAGCTATCCTGGATCTGATCAATGCCAGTGTACCTGCGTTGATGCTATTTGGAAAAGGTTTCGCCACAGTCGCGCTGATCATCAAGGGCCTTGCTTCCGAGATTATCAACCATGTTTCAAACCTGGGTATGTCGATTTTCAAGCTGGGCCAGGCGGCGGTCGAGCTGGCAAAAGGCAATCTAACCGGCGCCAAAGCAGCGGCAGAAGAAGCGGTCACCTATGGGCGTAAAGCCTTTACCGAAATCGGGCAAGCGGCAAAAACTACCAGTAAGGAAGTGATAGGCGTTTGGAAGAACCCGAACGGCGAAGTAGAAGCCAAACTGGCCGGGAAAAAGCAAGGCGAAGCCCATCAAAAAGAAGTCACGGAGGCCCAGAAAAAAGAGGCCGAAAAACGCGCTAAGGAGAAGGAAAAAGAGCTGAAAGCCTTCGAGGATGCAGAAAAGAAGTACGACGAAAAACGCGCCAGCGATAGGGCGAAAGCCCTGGAAATGGCCGCGCAGCTGGAAAGCGAGCACGACCAGATCGTGGCCAAAAACTCGCTGGCCACAGAAACGGCTAAAATAGAGGAAAAGCGCCGCAAGCGCCTGGAAGAAATTAAGACACTCACCGCTGACGAAGCGACCAAAGCGGCAACGGTCGTGCTGATCAATAGGAATTCGGAAGATGAAATAGCCAAAGTCGCCGCCGAATACCGCAAAAAGGCGCTGGAAGCCGAAAAGGAACAAGCGTTGAAACGCGCTGAAAATGCGCTGTTTATCAGTGCCCAGCAGAAAGAAGCCGAACAGTCGCTACTCGACTTCAAAGTGATTCAGGCCAAAGGCAACGCCTTCCAACTGGCCGCAATTGCCAAGGAACGGGCGGACATGGAGCTGGGCCACCTTAAAGAGCAGCTGGCCCAGGAAGAAGCTGCCGAAAAGGCCCGGATCGCTGCCGATATTACAGACAACGACCAGGCAGCTGCGGCGATTCTAGCAGTCGAAGCCCGCTATCACCAGGAATCTGTCACAGCCACGGCGCAGAATGCGGCCTCCAAAAAAGCGATTGACGACGACCTGCGGGAAAAGAAACAGCAGAATTTACAGGCGTATTCTGATATGTTCAAATCGCTACTGGATGGCGATATTTCCGCATTCACGGCAAGTATGGCCCAAATCGTGCAAGGCCACCAAACAGCCTGGCAGCAGCGGCTAAGTGCTGATATGGCCAACTACGAGACAGGCGCCCAGGCTGCCCAGGCCGCCGTTTCCTTCCTGAATGATTTAGCCCAGCGCAAAGCCGAAAAAGCCATAGCAGAAGCCAATCGCGAACGTGATGCTAAAATAGGGATCCTGACAGCCGAATTGCAGGTGACCGAATCAATGATCACCGCTAGTTCCAATTACGTCACAGCGCTAAAATCTGCCGAGACTACCAGGCTGGCCGAGCTTGAACGTATACTGACCAGCGAAACCACCACAGAGGAAGACAAGCGGGCCGCTTTGAAAAAGTATTATTCAGAGCAGTTGCAACAGATGAAAGCGGCCGAAGAAGCCAAGATCCAGGATTTGCAGCGACTGGCAAACCTGGCTAAAACCGAAGATGAAAAGCGGGCGATCGAAGAAAAGATCCGGCTGGCCGAAAAGGAAAGTGAAGAAAAAATACGCCTAGCCACTGAGGAAGCCGAAGCAAAAGCGGAAATGATCGACGCCTTGCAGGAATTCACCATTGAAAGCAGCGAAACTTTGCTGGCCGACGCGGAAAGTTCCTCTGAAAAACAAATCCAACTTGCCAGCGACGAAGCCGAGAAAAAGGCGGATTTTAAAGCAGACCTGGAAGACACGATAGCCGCCGAAAACCGGAAGGCCCGCGCTACTGAAATGGCCGAAAAGCAGAAAGCTTTCCGCGCCCAGAAAAAAGCCGATATTGCCACGGCCCTAATCACGGGAGCGCTGGCAGTGCTCAAAGCTTTGGCAAACTTTTTCCCGTTAAACATTATCCTGGCCGCCACGGCGGCGGTGGTTACCGGCGTGCAGATTGCCAAGATCAAAAACCAGCCAGAACCGACGTTTGCACGTGATGGTGCCATTATCAGGGGCGGCAAGCATGGCAATATCTACGGCACTGGCGGGATTGCTCTAATAGACCGGTTTTCTGGCCGTGAAGTGGGCGAAATGGAAGGCGACGAAGCGATCATTAGCGCTGATCAGACGGCGGCCAATATGCCGCTGATTAACGAAATGTTCAAGAATGCCCGAACGCCAGGTATGCGCAATAAAGCGGTGTCGATGGAAACGGGCATGCAGAGCAGCTACCGCGACGGCGGGGCTATGTTTAACTCGCCGTACTGGTCGCGCGAAATGTACCTTTTCGGATCCAAAAAGCGCAAGGCAGAGCAGGCGGCCAAAGATGCCGAAGCCGAAGCAGCCAAAGCCCAGGCGGAAGCCGACGCATACACGGCCGATATGCCCAGCGCTGACACTGGGGCCTTTGATGGGCTGGACGGCAGTGAGCCGAACCCATCGACAGCAGAAAGCCAGGCGGCCTTTGAGGCGTCCCAGAAACAGGGGCAGGAACAGCTTAGATTATTGCAGCTGATCATTGATACTTTGGAAGTCACCGGAGACAATACCGGCGAGGCTTTGGGCCTTGTGGTGAAAGCACTGGCAGCCAACGGGCAAACCGTCGCAGATGCTTTGAAAGTACTGGGCACGGAGGTTAATTCCTTGCGTGGCGCGATCGACGCGGTACGGGCGGCAGTCAATGAAAATACGGGAGCGACCAGGGGTGTGGAAGGCGCAGTAAATGGCGCAAATGCGAATGGGGTTCTACATGGAATTTTAGGCGCAATTAGTAATTTGAAGTAATGTGAATATTCTAATAAATAGATATATTTGTATTACTGAATTACAAAGTAAATCTACGTGTGTAATTAGAATTATTCTAATATTCTTAACCCACTAATTATTCTATCAGATGATTAAGGAAATCACCCTAAGTGTTCCTAAGTATGTGTACAAGTTTCTTTTGTCAGAACCTGATTATGATCACCTCGGGCCAGGCGTTATTCTGGCCCCACAGAAAAGCGAAATCGGGAAATTGATTGTTTGTATGTCTAAGATGATCCACTACAATCAGACATTTGAAACGCCAGCAAAAACGAAGTCAAACGAAATCCTGACGATCCGCTACAAGTGCAAAAAGAAGGCTTTTGACGTTCCTGTTGATCGCTATGCAGCGCTTTCCGCTTTTTTTATTGAGCAGTTCCGGGCGTCGCTGATTCGTGAAGTATCCGCTGTTCATTTGTTGCACGGTGGCTGGGACTATGGTTGGTGCGTCCGGTCTTTTCTGGCGCGTAGAAACATAGTTGTAAGCGACTCACTAGACAAAGACATGGAATGGGAGGCGGCAAAGAAAATCTACCGGGATCACCGGCAAGAACTCGACTCGAAATTATTAACGAGCCGTAAAGTTTCGGAGCCGGTTTTGTCAGGGCTAGGCGCTTTTTGTCCGGTTTGAGTCTTTTTTGTCAGGGGTAAGCTATTTCTGTCAGGGTCAAAAACCGCGTTTCTGAATAGGAGACGCGGTTTTTGTTTTTACGCCCCCCTGATTTTCTGTCCTTTCCCTGACCCTTTTGTAGCTCTACTTTTGAGATATGCAAACGATCTTCACGACCCAGCCCTGGCAACCCCTCCCGCTCAACCAATCCGGCATTCGGCGGCTTAAAATAACCAGCTCGAATAATTTGTTTGTTTTCCCTTCCGTCGGATTGGTGCCGCAGTCCAGCTTCAAGTTCTACGAATTCATTTTCCCGTCTGATCTTTCATGCGTAGCCAGTGTTCAAAAGCAGAAAGCCGAATCCGGTTCTATTTTCTGGCAGGTGCAGATCAGCTTTTCCCTCCCTCACTTTCTGGATTCTATCACTGAATGGGTTGTGACCAACGCGCAAACGCAGTGGATCCTTATTGCGGAAGATTATAACGGGACCTGCCGGGCTTTCGGTGGCACGCCTGATGGGCTAGATTTCGCATTTCAGGCCACCACAGGATCCGGCCCCAGGGACGCAAACCCGATGGTCTTCACTTTTTCGGGCAACCAGCTTGCACCCTTCTTTCCCTTGCTTGCCTACGAGGATAGCGACATATTCCCCAACGACGCGGCATTTTCCTACGGCTTTTCTATCGGTTTTAACTCTTAAATAAAAATGGGCTTTACACTAGACCAATTCAAAGAATGGGTAACGGAAACGTTCCCCGACAACACAGCAAGGGCAATTGCTGAAAATGATTTCAGGGATGGATTGGCCAAAATGGCCGACTTTGTTTTTGAAACTAATTCAAGCACGGCAATACAAAATAGTATTGCACAAATGACCGCGCTGAAGAACACCGCCCAGCAGTCTGCGACGGATGCGGGATCTTTCAAATCTGCGGCAGAGCAACAGCGATTACTGACAGAGCAACTGCGGCAGCAAATGAGCGCTGAAATCTTGCTTTACGTTGGACAGATTCAGGCATTGATTACGCAAGGGTTCCGCCCGCGCGGCAACTATACCATTGCCACAAATACCCCGAATCTTGCGACAACAACAAAAACGCATGGTGACGCCTGGATCGTAGACGCTGCCGGGAATTCGAGTATTACCGGCACGGCCAGGGACATGAACAAAGGCGATGCTATCCACTGGAACGGGGTAGATAATGTGTTTGTATGGCGTCCAAATACCAGCAGCATTGGCGACGATTCGGTTTCTTATAGTAAGCTTAGTTTTGATATTAGGCTATCTGTTGGAGAAACTGAGGAAATGGCCATTGTCAACGGCAAAGAGACCCTGCGCACATACAGGGACGCTAACGGAGATGTTTACGAAGCCTGGTTTGTTGATGGTACCACATTCACCCAGCCCAAATTTGAAGTTGGTATTTCGAACGGGCTTATCCTAACCAAAAACGGCCAATCGTGGATTTTAAATAATGGTGCTGTTGAAGGTCAGGTGCCTTTTGGCGGGGGCAGTGTTTCTTTTGAGGAAGAAGCTTTCGTAAATGGCAAGCTTGCCATTTATATTCAACGTGACGCCAATGGTGACGTTTATTGGTGCAAGTATGCTGATAATACAGATTCATCCAATCCAGCGGGTTTAACCGAAGCCTTCGCCGAAATTGCGGCAGCCAGGGGCACAAGATCTAACATAAACGAGCGGATTTCTGGCTTGATCGGTGCGCGGGGCCTTCCTACGACAAATATCTGGGGGTCAGAAAGGCTTAAATCCTGGATGGCGTGGATTATACTTCAAAATACGCCGATGGACTTGGTTTTCGTAGGCGACAGCTTCACGCAGGGCCTTTACTTCATTCGCCACTTATACAACCTGATAATGGCGCAGGGCTACGGGAATGGCGGCGCGGGATGGTGTGGTTTTAACAGGTTCGGCGCAACCGAAGCAAGCATTAACCAATCCGTGAAAGACACTTTGAAAGTATCTTATACAACTGCGGACTGGTCGGCAAGTACCGTCTCTAATATCGGAGTCGATGGCTACATCGTTTCTCAGGTAGCAAACACGGTATTAACCCTGACAGCCACTGAGGCGGCCAGCACTATCACCCTCTTATACAAAAAAGATGTGGGCGGTGGCGATTTCAGGTGGCGATTCTTCAAGCCCGGTTTCCAGGAATCCGAACAGGACGCCTGGGCGATTGTCAGCACTTCCAGCGCCGTGCAGGACATCGGCGCGCTGGTTATCGCGTCAGCGGCAAAAGGGGCAAACTTCGTTATTCAATTCGAGGCGCTTGCAGCTGGGATTACCTTCGCTGGCGCAATCGGTCGCAATCTGGGCAATGTTTTAAATGTGCATAAATGCGGCATTTCTGGCGGCACGGCGGCACTATTTGGCAATAATGACCTTTGGCAAAAATCGGTTTCGTTCCTAAACCCGAAAGTGGTAGTGTTCATGTTCACGACCAACGAAATGAACAGCAATACTGCGCCCGCCACAATGAAAGCCAATATCCAGACGGCAGTAAACAGGATCCGCACGATTAATCCGGGTTGTGATCTGGTTTTTGGGTGCCCAACATACACCCAATTCGAAACAGAGATCCCCAAAACTTACAAATTCCTGGACTACGCAAAGGTGCTGTTCGAGCTGGCCCAGGAAAATAACGGCGCTTTTATTAACCACGGTTCTGCAATGGGCGAATTCTCCCAGGCGCAGGTAAACGCTGGCTTTATGAGTGCAGACCGGATTCATCCAGGCACGTTAGGCGGGCCATTTATCGCAAATAATTTTTACAAACTTTTTAGAAAATAGTAACATGAGCGCAACTATTATAACGTCGCCGGGAACGCTGGCCGTCCCAAACGGGGTAAAGGTTAAAACGGATGTTTTGGACTACCCGCAGACAGTTCTTTTGGTAGATTTCCGGAAGTCAAAAACTTACCCGCCGCAAACGAACCCGGTGCCTAACGGGTATGAATTCGTGAACCTGGCTAAAAGTGGCCCTGCGCCGAACGAATGCCTGGTTGCAGAAAGATCGGCTATTCCTTTTTCTGCGGCAAACAAAAGCTTGTCGTTTCAGAGCATTGTAAATGCAGGATCGTCAGCACCGGCCGACCGGCTGATTTACGGCAGCGCTACCGCGCCTTACCCTACGATAGGAATTGAGGGGCAGACAACTGATGTTTTGGTCACTATGTGGGTAAAAATCAGTTCGGTACGCCAGAGCGGCACAGTATTGACGTTATCTTCTACAGATCCCGCCACAGGGAACGCAAAGAATAATCTCAACTTTCAGTACGGCTTTGTAGCGGGGGAAATGAATATATTTTTTGCTGGCGTCGATGTTACGCAAGCAGGTGCGCTATCGTTTGAATACAACAAATGGGTGCACATTGCTATGTATGGCCGAAATGAAGGCTACAACGGGAAAACACGCCTGGCGAAGGTATACCGGAACGGGGTGCCGGTAGTTACCCGAACAACTAATTTCCCGGCCTCAATGCTCGCTTCAAATAACACGGTTCCGCTTACTATTGGCGATGGATGGGATGGAGAGCTGGGTCGTTTAGCCATTATGAAAGGACTGGATGTCGCTGGATTAAATCCTGACACCATTGTTGCGCAAGAGTATGCGGCAAACTCACCGCACCGACCTAACGCTTAAAAGGCGCGAACCTGACAGCAGCCCGGTAGCTTTTACCGGGCTTTTTTTGTGTCCTTTCTAGCGGCGCGCCACCCGGTTAAAATTGTACCCAACATTAGTTCACAGCTAAATAAAGTACATGACGCCGCTATCTAACCAATTCATTTGGCAAATCAACGAAATTGAGGTACCAGCCTTAGTGGCGAAGCTTCACAGCGTAGAACCTGCGAATAGCCGCCCTGCACTACCGAAGGCTTACGAGCCTGCGGTAAAAGCGTCGGGACTTGCCAAAGCCTGGAACAATTACCTGATAGATGCCTATTCCCCGGATAAAAATATCCTGGTTCTGCCTGTTACGGGCGAAATGAGCCGGGGCGGTGGATGGTACGGTTACGGTAACGAGTTCTATATCCGCCAGTTGAAAGCGGCGGCCACGGATCCCGATATCAAAGGTGTGGTTTTGAAGTTTAACACCGGCGGCGGCACTGCCGACAGTACGCCAGCATTCGCCCAGGCGGTGGTCGAATTCAAAAAAGTTAAGCCGATTGTCGCCAGCGTCGCTTCCTGTTACAGCGCCGGTTATTACGTAGCCAGCCAGTGCGATGAAATCTTCATCGAGAACCAGGCGGCCAGCGGTGTGGGATCCATCGGAACCCTGATTATCTACGAAGGCTGGGCGCAGTACCTGAAAGATCAAGGTATTGACATGCGCATTATCCGGGCTAAGAAAAGCACGGACAAGGCCCGCGCCAACTGGATAGAGGAGCTAAGCGCCGAAGCCGAAGCAGATCTGCAAGCCAGCTGCGACGCTTGCCAACGCGAATTTGAAGGCGCTGTAAGACGTGGCCGTGCTGGAAAAATCAAATCCGATGAAGTTTTCACCGCCAAGACTTACAACGCAGACCAGGCGCTGGCGCTGGGACTGGTAGACGCGAAAGGCGATTTGATAGCCGCTACAAAACGCGCTTTGCAGCTGGCAGCATAACCCGATTTTTTCACCTGTAATTTATAAGCAATGAGTAAGCCCAAAAAGAGCGCCGCGCAATGGTTAGGCGACGCATTCAAAAATAGCTTTAAAGCGATTTCGGAGACGTTGAGCACCGAACAATTCAACCAGTTTGTTCAGGATGCGGAAGCCTTGCAGCCAGAAGATTCGGAGGAAACCGAGGAAACGGAGGAAACCGGAAGCGGGACCGAAACCCAGCAAGAAACCGAATCGGGCGACCCACAGAATGCGGATCCATCCAATTCAGGGCCGACAAATACGGATCTGCAAGCCCAGGTAAAAGCACTGACTACCCGCCTGGAAGCTGCCGACGCCGCACTGGATAGCGAAAAAAAAGCCCACGAAGGCACAACAGCAAAGTTGACGGTTGCACAAAGTGCGCTTTCTGCTTCCGAGGCAAAATACAGCAAGCTGCGCCAGGCTGTCAACCCAATGGCTGACGAAGATCTTTCTAACAAAGAAACCAATGAAAAGCAGAACGCCGGTATGACAAAGACCGATATCGAAGCGCGTGAAGCTTATAAACGAAATAACCCGCAGGCGTAGGCCATTGACAAAAAGGGTGTATGCAGCACCCTGCGCCTGATCGAGCCAGGCAAAGGGGCTGCATTAAAAACGCTTTCCAATTTTTCCCACCTCAAATAAAAACTAGTATGCCAAGTGTTGATTTAACCGGCCTGGACGGATCACTGCAAGTTCGCAGAGACGGCGCCAGATCTTTATTTACCAAAAGAATGATAGATGGCTGGGGCCAGCTATCTGGTTTCCAGAAACTCCGCACTGCCGACGAGCTTGTATTAGGTTCGTTGACGGGCAGAACCTTATTGCAACCTGGCGCAAAAGGGACGTTCAACCCAAAGGAAAACGCTTTGAAAATCGAAGCCAGGATAGCAAAAGTTCGCCCCGCAAAAATTGACCTTTTAATAGGCCAAAAAGAAGCCCGAGCATTGCAATCTACGTACTGGGCACAAGTTGAAGGACACAACGCGAAAAACCCGGAAGATTATATGTTTGCTGATCACGTTTGGCAGTGGATCATTGACCAGACCGGTGTAGATGTTTTGAATGCGGTATGGATGGGCGTTTTAAATTCGACTGGAACAAACCCTGAGGATGTTGTGAACGGCATTTTGACAATGATTGACAACGACATTGAGACGGACGCTATTCCAGAAACAATGATTTTAACGCATTCCCAGGCTGATTTTTTCTTGGAGCAAGATAATATCATTCAAGAGATGATCGACCTGACAAAAATCTTCAAAACGAGGTTGCCAGCGTATGCAAATAAGCCAGCAACACTGCGTTGCGCGCCTGAAAGGGCTTCTGAATACGAGTTTGCCGTACTGGAAAAGTACGGTGATAAGAACATCTACAATGCTTTTAATCAGCCTGTTTTGTTCTGGTCGAAAAACATCGCTGTCGAGCCGGTTTTAGCCTGGGCGGGGACTGACACAATGACGATCACGCCTGACGAAAACCTGGTTTTTGTTTCCGATCGCACCGAAGAAGGCATCCAGTTGGATACGGATTATAGCAAGCGTGACCGCTCTATTGCTATCGTTGGCGATATGAATTTCACGCCGAATTATCACCGTTCTGACCTGATCGCCACAAACGACCTTCGCGCCAGACCGGTAAACGCAGGAGTTTAGTAAATCCCTCTCTATCAGTTCCATTTATCAATTACCGACTAATTACGGGAATGCTGCCAAACGGTAGCATTCCCACAACCAAAGCAACCAGTATGAAAAAGTTTTTGAATTTCCTTTTTGTTGCGGCCGCTGCAATCCTGGCGGTGCATATCGTCCCTGAAATACAGGATCTGTACGGCGCGGCCGGATCCGTGGGCGGTTACTCCCTGGCCGTCATCGCTTCCTTTGTCGGTTTCAAGAACATTGAAGAGCAAACCGCCAACCCGGCAGGTATCCGTCGCTTTGGGATTGTCCCCGTGGCAGATCTTGACGATTCGACAATCGACTGGCCCAGAGGTTCAGGATTGAGCCCGCATATCAATGTTGCCACAATGGAAGTCACTATGGCGGTGCCGCTAAAAGCCGGTAAGACCGTCGCAATTATTACCCCGGCCGATAATAGCGCCAACCTTAATTTCGAAATCCAGGGCGACCGCTTTTATCAGGCTTATAAGCACGGGGTAGCTTTCGATATTGCTGGCCAGTCAAAAGCTCAGTCTGTTGAATTTCGTAAGCTTTTGAACACCGGCGTGATACTTTTCGCCGAGTATTTTGACGGAGATATTCGCGTGGTTGGCTCTAAGCTGTCGCCGATTATTCTGAAAAGCAAAGGTGATTCAGGCAAAAAAGGAGGCGACAAGCGCGGGTATGCAGTGAGCGGAGATAATGACTCATACGTAACAGAGCCGCCATTTTACCCAGCAACATTGGCCCTGCCTGGCATGGTGGAAGTTGAAGCAGAGGGCGGCGCATAATGGGCAAAACCGCAAAAATCAGACTGGCTTTTCAATCAGAAAAGCCAGTCCCTTTTTGGATCCAACAAACCTACCACTGGGTTTATCCTGGCCCGAAATGGACAACACTAGACCAGGAAGTGGCCCTGGCGCTCAAAAAGCAATTCCCTACTTGGTTCGAGCTTTACACGAGGAAACCAGCCACCGCCGAGACAGCCAAATCATAGACCGGCGCCTTTGTTTCAATTCTCTACTTGTTTTTCCCCAATTACAATGAATGTTAAAATCAAAATTGCCCTGCATGGTATCATGCAAAAGATCCAGCGTGGCATATTCACGCCAGAGCAAGCGGCCGCCCATTTCAACAAAGTAACCGGCCAGGATCTGGAAGAATTCGCAGACCAGGCCGACGAGCAGGTGGGAAAGTTTTTGGCCTTCCTGGGCACGGCCTACGAAATCCCGCAGGTCCAGGAATCGGAAGTGGATCTGGAAGAAGCCCTGAAAGACCCGGAAACAATGTCCAAGCTGGTAGATTGGGCGAGATCGGAGCCGGAAGCAGGGCAGGAGCCGGAAGCGGATCAGGAGCCGGAAGCGGATCAGGAACCGGAAGCGGATCAGGAAGCGGAACCGGAAGCGGAGCAGACCCAGGTAAACGACGCGCCAGCGGTGCCAGTGGATCAACCAAAGCGGACGCGGACGCAACCCAAGCCAAAGGCGAAGTAAAGCCAGGTACACCGCTTACGCCTGACCAGTATAAGGTCGAGTTTGCCAAATCCTGCCAGCTGATCGACGAGCACAACCGAAAAGCGGCGGATTTGGCCGACCGGCTGGGCGACCTGCCAGAAGACCAGGCATTCCCCAGGGAAGTAGCGGAAACACTTCATTATGATGATTTGTACCGCAAGGAGCTGGCCCGCCGAAAGTATATCCAAGAGAAACGAATGCTACCGGCAGACGAGCCAGTAAAGGAATTTCGAAAGGATTACCACATTCCAGCGGCCGGGATTGAATTAGCCCTGGCGGTTCGCAACCTGTCTAAGAACGTTTCGGTCTGGAAAAAGCGCGTGAATGATCCGCGCTACCCGGAAGCCGAGCAAACACATGCCAAGTATTTGGCATTGCATCAAGAAGCCAAAACAGCGGCCGCCAATGAGCGGGCCAGAATCCAAAGTTTAGCAAATGAGCCTTATAACCAAGATTGAGCAAGTACGGGCCGTGATCGGTTCAGCAGTTCGAAAGGATAATTCTTTCGAAATCTTAAAACCTTACCTGGATAAGGCAGAAAACCAGCTACTGGCCGGGCTGATTGGTTCCGATCAGCTGGCAGCTTTGGAGGCAGAACAGCAGGGGAAGGCAGGAGAATTAAAGATCCTGGTAGAAAACGCAATTGTCTGGAATGGGTACCAAGATGCTTGGTACCAAGCATCTTACGAGTTCGGCGGTAGTGGAATCGGGAAAACTAAAAGCGAGAAATTCGAAAGCCTATTCCGCTATCAGGAAGATGCAGTACAAAAGGATATTGTAAGGAAGGCCGACGAAGCCATAGAAGCCCTGATGATGTTCCTGGAAGCAAACCTGGCAGATTTCCCGCTCTATAAAGATTCAGACGAATTTTCCCAGAACTACGGCTACCTGATCAGCACCCCTGCCGCCCTGGAACGCGCATTGCCGGAAGTTCCCAAAAGCTACCGGATGTATTCGGTTCTACGCCGATTTATGTATCGAGTAGAGCTTAAAACCGTCAAAACTGTTACGGGCGAAGCGCTTTACAATTCGCTGAAAGCAATGGTTCGAAGTGGTCAGGCCCTGGACGCAAACCACAAGGCCCTCTTAGAGCTTTGTCAGGAGTTTGCAGCACCAGCCGTCCTGCTTAATGCATTGCCCTGGATCAGCGTCCAGATTTCACCGGCAGGTATCAGGATTGCTTCCGTATTTAACAATCTGCAAGATGAAAAGGCGGTCAGTGATCCGCAAATCGCCTGGCTGACTGGGATCCTGGAAAAGCAGGTGGAGCAGGCAAAAACAAGCTTACGTATGTACTTGAACGGTACCGCTAGTTCTACCGTGTTCCCGCAGTACTATGCGTCCGGCTTGTACCGCACCAACGACAGTAAAAAATGGACTTTGCCCGATAATGCGGGCCGTAAACACTTCCGGTTTTGAAAAAGGTTTTTATTGAAGAATTGAACGCAACCTGCGCGATTTGCGACAGCTTCCAGGATCTGAAACAAAAGGATATGATCGGGGTTATTCGCGCCGTCTACCTGAACCCGCACGACTGGCAGGCTAAGATTTCCCTTTTGAAAGCTCTTTTTTCGTGCCCGCCTGAAATCTGGGATTTGCTACAACGGCCAGAAAACCACTCCCAAACCTGGCGGTTGATCCAGACAATGGACTGGGTACTGAAAGGGCCGGAGTTTCGCCCGGTTGCGTCGGTTCGGTTAAAGGGACGTGATTTCTTGCTGCCGGACAATGATTTGCACCAGCTGGGAACGGCAGAATTTGTGGTGGCCACGGCGCACCTAATCGGATTTTATAATGCGAAAGAGCACCACGCCAGCCACCTGGCCAAGTTTATGGCCACAATCGCGCGGCCGAAGCCTGGTATAATGGAACGGCTGAAAAAAGAGGAAAACGGTGATCCCAGGGAAGCGTATAATTCTGCGAAATGTGACGCCCGCGCCAGACTTTTCGACAAATGCGACCTGGTTACAATGATCGTGACGGCCCAATGGTTCAACAACGCGGCAAACCGCCTGCTTTCATTGTTCGGGATGGCCAGCAAAGACCCTGACGCCGCGCCGATCGGCCCGGGCGTATTTGTCCAGGATTGGGAACGCCAGGTGGTGAAGGTAGCCGAAAGCCACGTTTTCGGCGGATATGACCAGGTAATGGCCAGGCCCCTGGCAGATGTACTGGCGTTTATTGAGTTAAAGAACGACGAGCTACTACGCAAAGCACAGGCCGAAAAAAAGGGCCGTTAAGCGCTTAAAATGATTCTGTAAACCTCAAAATCTATCAAAATGAAACGATTATTAAGCTTGCTTTTTGCGCTGGCCCTTGTGGTACCTGGCGCATTTGCCCAGACGTTGAAAATGGAAGTGGCCCTGCCCGATAGCCTGGTCGGTAAAGGGTACCTGAAAAATTACGTAAAACAGGCCCTGAAAGACGCGAATGTAAAACCTGATGTGCCGACCGCGCCGGTTCTGAAAGATTGCAAGAGGGGGCCGGTTATCCGGGAAGTGCTTTCCTACAACAACAGCAGCATTACAGTCCAGTTTGACGGCGAAGAAGTCTACAATATCGCTTACGATGTTTACCTGACCGGCGCGGGCCTGGTAAAGACGGATTCTGTCGCGCCAAAAACCAGCATTATCAAGCTTCCTTATGGCCCGCTGCCGAACGGTGTTTATACGCTCAAGATTCGCGGTAAGTCCTGCAAAAGTGCCGACTCAGAAACCCAGTTTAATATCAAATCTGATCAGGGTAGCGTCGATATACCAGTGCCGCCAGTGACGGCGCCAGGCGCAGGTAAAACGGTAGTAAAGAAGATCGTTTCCGGGTTGAAAGAAAACATGAACATTTACTTCGTGACCCTGCCGGACGGGTCACGATTGTTTTCTGACTCAACCGAATTCCTACCGGTAAACGACAAGTACGAATTTCAGTACGGGATCAATAACCACATTATTAAGCAGTCGGTACCGCTTAAGAATTACCGCTGGCCAGCTAATACACCGCTTCAAATCTGGAAGGCCCAAATCAAAAAGGGCCTTGAAAATATCTTTAAGTGGGGTACTGATGGCGGTTGGTGGGATGCGGAAGGTGGCCAGACTTTCAGCCATAACGACTTTTTACCTTTCGCTTCATTCTTATTTCAACCGGCAGATAGCGCCTATGATGTAAGAAGGCAGACTGCGCACTGGATGGACTTCATGCCAGATATGCAGCTGCCCAAAGGCAAGATATGGGTAATGCCGATAGGAGTGGACGACGCGTATTTGCTGATCAGAAAAGGAGTGACGCACTTTTCCAACTATGCCCTGGACAAGAAGCCTTACTGGCAGGAGTTCCAGAGAGCTGGAAGAATGTACAATGAAGTCCCAAAAACCGACGCGCAATTCGGTTTGCAGGATCGCGGGCCTGGCGCAAACAGGTGGGTACCTGGTAGGATAAACGAGGCGGGAGAGTGGATTACTGTCGGCTGGCCCAACAATTGGAACGAACGGTTTTTTGGGCCATATCGGGAAGGGCAAACCGAACCTTTGACTTATGAGGAAGGCCGCGAAGCTGGGCGCAGGTTTACTGTTTCAATGCCAGTTGTTGTTTTTGAGAACAAGGAGCAGGATCACGCAATTTCTACGCACTGGGCTTTCGTTCGTGGCTTTACTGAGGTATTCCGGGAGCGACTGGATGCAGAATGGCTACCAAAAGGGATCCAGCCAGCATTTGCATGGAACTACTTTACAAAGTTTGACGCCGAAGGTTTGACGCTGGGCAGCGGTGGCAGGGCCTTAAATAAAAAGATGCTGCGTACTCCTATTAGCGAGTGGCCAGGCTCAGAATTACTTCCGGGCGGGACGCTGGAAAAAACGAACCTGGTTTGCTATGCTTATTACTTAAAATCGCCGGATCTGACCAGGGATGAACCCTACAAGTTTATCTATTCCGCTAAAATCGCAAACCTGGCTGGAATAGACCAGGTTCTATTCCCACAAAGCACGCACGAGCACAACCCTAATAATTTCCGGGCTGTTTACTACCCAGACGGGACTTTCTTTAAAACCACGAAGCAGGAGTACAACCCGGCCGAAGTGACCACTATTTCGTTTTTGGCCCAGTGTTTCGGGCGCGGGATCATCCCCTGGGGAGCCAGCCCGAAAAATAACGAACGGTTCAGGTTTTCCAGGGAATGGCATTACACCTCTGGTAATCTTTGGCTGAAACGTGGTGCGAACGATTATTCACCAATCGACCAGTTCCCGTACTGGGATGAAAAGGAAGAATTCGCGGGCGGGCTATTTGAATACAGCATGGCCGAAGGTATCAGGCTGTACATAGAAACCTTTGCAAAGGTGATCGGCGGCCAGGCCAGCTTCCTGGATTTTCGCCTGGATGGCAAAGGCGATTTTCGCAATGTGGATAAGGAAAGCATTGGTGATGTTGTGGACGCCTACCACGAAAAACGCGGCGTCGTTTATGCTCAGGAGAAAGACGGACAGCTGGCAGTTTTTTACCTGAACCCTTACGCTGATACCGACCTACATACAGTCGAATACCGCTACAAAGGTAAAGTGTATTCTATGACTGTTCACAGCACTTTGATCAAACCCGTTTTGCTCAAAATCTGATCCTGACCATGAAACCAAAAGTCTTTCACCGCAGCATTAGATTCGCCGGGATCCTGATAGCGCTAGTTCTGGCCGCAGGTACCTGCTTGTTTTTTTACCATTGGTTACAGCCACGCCCTGCGCAGCAATCCGAAAAGCAGATCCGGGACAGTATCCGCTATTTCAATGAGCGCCGAATAATACACAGCGATTCAGCAAAATATTTCAATCACGAATATGAGAAAGCAACACAAAAAAGCGCTTCGCTGGATAGTTTGGATCCTGCTGGTAGGGCTTTCGAGCGGGCGAAGTATCGCGCAGAGTGGGAACGCAAAAACGGATATTGACCAGCGATTCTTCGAAGCCCTGCAAGACAGTGCAATAAAGTTTGAAGCCATTAAACCCCGCCTTTTCTTCCTTCAAAAAACAAACGAGCAACTGGTTAAGGAGAACCAGGCCGCTAAAAACGAACAACGCTTTTTGTCCTTTCAGCACCAGGGCCAGATCCAGAAATTTGAATCACAGCTGGCCGATCAGCCCAAAAAAAATAAAAGATGGTTGTTCGCCGGGTTTGTTGGCGGGCTAGTCATTGGGGCTTTAATCACAAAATAACAGATGGAAGAAATTTTGAAACGCCTGGGCGTCCCGATCGAAAACTGGATCGTGTCCATTTTTGCCGCCGTGCTGATTGTGTTTTATAAGGTTTACGAACCGGAAGAAGCGCTGGGCAGGCGAAAAACGATTCGGATTGTCATTACCGGGCTAACTAGCGCGCTGTTAGTTCCTGGCCTGGTCGTGTACTGGGCAAAGGTCGAAAATCCATTCCTGGCCGCTGTCTTTACCGCCCTGGCTGTCTACTGTTTCGAACTGATCATGGGCGGAGCTAAAAAGTATGTATCCAACAAAATCGACAAATCCGATGGAAGCATTTAACCTAGCCAGCACGATCGCCGTAGTGGCGCTTTCCCTTTTTATTATCGTGCTCACTCTACGGTCGCACGTCCAGATCAAAAAGAACAGTAGGGCTATTCTGAAAGCAGAGATCAGCACAATCGGAACCGATACCACCGGCCGGATCGTGTACCGCTGGCTTTTGATTCTGGTCGGAGTAGCCGGGATCCTTTGGGGATTCTCTACCGGTGAATTTATCCTGCTTCTTTTCGCGGTGATCACCGAACGGCTGATCATTTACCGCGCATGCCGTCCAGACGATCGCCTGGGTAAGTTTTTAACTAAGTATAACTGGTAGTACCAATGGAAATTATTGTGACCCGACGCTGGCAGGGCAACGCCAGCACCCTGTCAAGTGTAACCGTCGATGGAAAAGCGCACCATTTTGTTTTAGAAGACGAAGACCGGGGCCTGCATTCAGAAATGACTTTGGTAGAAATCGCCGCGATCAAAATCAAAAAGGAAACGGCCATACCTACCGGCCGCTACAAAGTGATTGTTTCCCATTCGACCAGGTTTAAACGCTTGCTGCCGCGCCTGGTCGATGTACCTGGCTATTCCGGTATTCTTATTCATCCAGGTAATACCATTCGCAACACCGAAGGGTGTTTACTGCCTGGGATAACCAATTATAGAGAGGATAAAGAATATTGCGTGGGATCCAGCCGGACAGCATTCGAAAAGCTTTTTAAACAAATTTCATCTGCCGCCAAAAAAGGGCTGGAAATTTGGATCACAATTCGAACAGACTACAAGTAAGGGCCCGATAAAAGGCCCTTACTTTATCTATTAGCGAAATACTTGCCAGCTCTATTAAGTATTTCCTTATACTCCTCTGGATAGTTTTCCTGAATCCAGTTGGGATCCAATTTTTTGTATCCAGTTTCGCCCGATCGGATACGTTCAAGTACACGGGTAGATATTCCCGAATAAGCATCTGACACGCTAACCGACAATATGCAATCGGCTTCGGGCATTATTTTAGCTAATAGATGAATATTATATCTCTGATCCTTCGGGAGATTTGCGCCTCGCGAAAATGATGTGGCATAAAAGTCGCCAGGTCGAATAGGAGCACCGAGCACGTCCGGCATAAAATCATTCGCGCGCGATGTATGTTTCGCATCTGAAGTAGAGATTTTCGATAACAATAAATCTAATTTTTCAGAGAGTACCGCTTCGCCTTTGCTGATCTCCAATTTCTTAGGGTCAATCTGTAGTTTTACTGATATATCATCTAAAAACTCGCTCGTAATCGTTTCGCGATTGTTATAGGTTTGAGTGATCGCCTTACTTATTGCTTCAACATCCTTTTTCACGAGGTCTGACCGTAATGAATGTGAGTAGCTATGGTAACGAAAGTTACTAACGTCAAACATGTTCTTAGTGATGTCATCCTTTATAATTGCCACTGGCATTTTTGCCATTTGCCTAATCGCCAGCTCGTAGAAAACGTTCGGATTATTGGAACTTAAATCACACAACGCCATATCAAACGATATAATCGACTTCAAAATATGAGTCATTATCTTGTGACTTTCAGCAGGAATCGCTGCATGTTCCGCTTTAAATTTTGCTTGGTAGCAGGCGGGTTCAATTATCTCGGTAAAGACCCGATCGAAATGCCCCGGATCGTAGTTAGCGGGATCGGCAATAGGCATTATAACAAAGCATTTTCGCAATTCACTTGGCTTGTCTTGCAAAGTGACTGTTGAAATTTGTTCCTCGCGTGGTTCTTCCATCTTATTGATCGTTTTTAGTTACCGTAACAGTTAAATGTGAACGAACGCCTCTTTATATCTCAGGGAATAGGTTAATGCCCGTAGCGTAATGAAAAACCCCAAGATCGCGGAGATATTGTACCGTTTGGCTTATATCAGAATGCCCGCATTGTTCCTTAACCAGCATTAGGTCTTTTGTTGCTTTGTACAAGGCTATCACGCCGGTATGTTTCCAACCGTATATGTCATATCCCTGCCCTGCCAGTTCCATTTTCTTTAAAACCTTGATGTGCTTATCGTAGAAAAAATTATGGCTGACAAGCGTCTTTCCAGGCTTATAGCCGTGTGAGAAAATATAAAAAGTGGGTGGGTAGTCCCTGACATTCCACTCTTTAAATATAGCTTCCAGCGCGGGCGGTATCATTACCGTCCTGTGGTTTGTTTTGGATGTGTCAGCATAGATGAAGATATGATCATCTTTGATATCGCTGACCTGCATTTTACGGACTTCTTCCCAGGGCCTGCAAAACGTGTAGTAAATCATACGGACAAAAAACCACAATTCCGGCAATCCCAATTCTTCGCATGTCGCCTTGTATTCACTAACCTGGGCGGTACTGTAAGCAATGTGTTTGCTGGTTTTTGTAGGAAGGCTGGAAAGTGTATCTTTTATTGGATTCGATGTAAGCTTATATGTCGGCGCACTGTATATGAAAAAACCGCTCACAAAGGCTTTATAATTGTTGTAAGCCTTGTTGCCCATGTTCAAGGTTTCCAGCGCGTGTTTGCGCATATCAGAGGCGTGCTCTGTCCCGAAATCTTTCAAATTAAGGTCGGTCAGCTCATATTCTTCCATGAACATCGAAAAGTAGTTGCTCCACTTTTCGTATGTTTTCACGGATTGCTCTTTGAGCGTGCGCCGCTTCTCTTTCATAAATTCGCCCATTGCCACAATGAGCGGCATTTCGTCTGTTTCCCGAAATTCTTTGATCGGGTCAATGTGCGCCCCTGCCTTCAAAACTGTATTAATTTCATCTATAACTATCCGCGCAGCTTCCTTGCGTTCCTTCTGGCTTTCACCGGCAATAATTTTCTTTCTCCTTTTTAGTTTTCCCTCTTTGATTGAAAAAACATAAAACGAGACATACCAAGGAGCCTTTTTCGGGCGCTGTAATTCGGCCGGCTCGAAAGGGAAGATCTTTTCAGGAGAGAAAAACAGGCCGTATTTGCCAGCCAAAAATTGTCCCAAAATTGTCCCGCTTATCTTTTTCGGGATTTCGGTCAT